AAATAAAATCTTACAGGTAGAAAAATAACAATGGCAATAGAAAGACAAACACCCGATCCCGCTCAAGAGGTTGAAGAATTTCAAGATATGTCTACCGATCAATCAACGGATAATATTGATAGCGAGATTATTGAAATCTTAGAAGGCTTAGACGAAGAAGGCGTTCAATATCAAGACGACGGTTCTGTTATTTTAGGTAATGCAGAAGAAGAAATGGAAGACGTAGGCTTTAGCGAAAACTTAGCTGAAGTTGTTTCTAAGTCAGAGCTAAACAAAATTTATGTTGAGCTAACTGCTGCCGTTGATAACGACAAGTCAGCAAGATCAGATTGGGAAAAAACTTATACCGACGGTTTAAAATACTTGGGTATGAAGTTTGACGAAAACAGATCCGAGCCTTTTGAGGGAGCAAGTGGGGTTATCCATCCTTTATTGGGAGAAAGCGTTACTCAGTTTCAAGCGCAAGCTTACAAAGAATTACTGCCAGCAGGCGGCCCAGTCAAAACTCAAATAGTAGGCGAGTATAGTTCAGAGACAGAAGAACAAGCTCAGCGCGTGCGCGAGTTTATGAACTATCAGATTACTCACGTGATGGAAGAATACGATCAAGACTTAGATCAGATGTTGTTTTATCTTCCGTTGGCAGGCTCTGCATTTAAAAAAGTTTATTACGACGAAACTTTGCAAAGAGCTGTCTCTAAGTTTGTTGCCCCTGAAGATTTAATTGTTCCTTACTACGCAACAGATTTAGAATCTTGTCCTAGAATTACTCACGTAATTAAAATGCCAGAGAACGAAGTTAAGAAACTTCAAGCAATTGGTTTTTACAGCGATATTAAAGTAGAGGGTGGAAACGATTTAACTAGCACCCCTGGATTAGATTCAGAAAAAGAAACTTTAGAAGGGATGGAACCTTCTTACGATACAGGCGAAGTTTGTCATCTATACGAAATTCATTGTAATTTAGATCTAGAAGGTTTTGAAGATACTAACGAAGAGGGCGAGCTTACAGAAGTTAAGCTTCCTTACATCGTTACTATTGATACTAACAGCGAAAAGATTTTATCTGTTAGAAGAAACTTTGAAGAAGACGATCCTATGAAAAACAAAATTGAGTTTTTTGTACATTTTAAATTCTTACCAGGCTTAGGCTTTTATGGCTTTGGCTTAACACATATGATAGGTGGCTTATCTAAAGCTTCAACTTCCATCATGCGTCAATTGATAGATGCTGGAACTTTAGCTAATTTACCTGCAGGATTTAAAACCCGAGGCATTCGTATTCGAGACGAAGACACGCCTATTCAACCAGGTGAGTTTAGAGATGTAGATGCACCCGCAGGAAGTTTGCGTGACGCTATTCAACCTTTGCCGTTTAAAGAGCCAAGTGCAACTTTATTACAGCTATTAGGTTTATTGGTTCAAAGCGGTCAAAGATTTGCATCTATTGCAGAAATAAATATAGGCGAAGGTAACTCTCAAGCACCTGTAGGAACAACAATTGCCTTGTTAGAGAAATCTACCAAAGTATTGTCTGCCATTCATAAAAGATTGCATACAGGACAGAAGAAAGAATTTAACTTATTGGCAAGTATTTACGCAAAAAGTTTACCGCCTGTTTATCCATACGCCATAGCAGGCGGTCAAATGGAAATTAAACAAACGGACTTTGATAAAAGGGTAGATGTTTTTCCAGTTTCAAATCCAGACATATTCTCTACCAGCCAAAGAATTATAATGGCTCAAGAGATGATGCAATTGGTACAGTCTAATCCAGAAATACATGGCCCGAATGGAATGTATGAAGCTTACAAAAGAATGTATGCGGCTTTAGGTACAGACAATATTGATGCTTTGTTAATTCCACCACCAGATACGCAACCTAAGCCAGTAGAGTCTGGTATGGAAAATAGCGTGTTATTAATGGGTGGGACAGCTCAAGCGTTTATACAACAGAACCATGATGCACATATTGCATCTCACGTTAACTTGTTAAACATGCAGCCAGTTCAAATGAACGCTCAAATTCAAGCAAACATATATTCGCATATCATGCAGCATCTACAGATGAAAGCTGACTTGATGGCGCAACAACAGATGCCGCCCGAGGCTCAGCAGCAATATCAACAATTGCAACAGCAAGCCCAACAATCCACACCTGTTGAGGCGGCGGCGCTTAATCAACAAGCCAGCGATATATTGGCTCAGTTTAGTTCTCCTATAATGACTGATCTAGTAGGACAATTTGCTCAACAAGTAGCAACCCCTCCGCAAGAAGATCCTTTGGTTGCAATTAGAAAACAAGAGTTAGCTTTAAAAGGTCAAGAGTTACAACAAGACAAAGAACAGTTTCAAATAAAAGAACAAATGAAAGCTCAAGATCAAACCAATCAAGATAGAATTGACAGAGAACGTATTGACGCTCAGCGAGATATTGCTAGAATGAAGGACGATACAACTCAAGATAGACTTGATCAACAAAAAGAACTAAAATTGATTGACATAGGCTTGAGCCAAATGGATCAATACAGGTAAAAAAATGATTAAAAGAACTAAAGTTAAAAATCAAAAAACTCCAACAGTAATGAAAAATAAATGTTCTTATGGTAATAAGGGAACTGTTCCTTTAAAAACCAACGCAGGAACTTTTTCAGCAAGTACAACCCCAACTCCAGGAATGGGCAAAGGGAAGTCAAGAGGCCTTGGCGAAGCTTCTTCTGGTGGTAAGTTTTCTGGCGTTTATTAATGTCGACAATTTGGGTAGCCAACCAATTACAAAAGAGGCTAAAGGAGAAGAAAGAAGACACCCAGAGTCAGATACTCAATGGTGCGAAATCTTTTGATGATTATCAATATTTACGTGGACGTTACAATTCTCTCGTCGACGTAGAACAAGAACTTAGAGAATTGCTAGAGAGGATAGAACAAAATGACGAAGAACAAGATACTGGTTCCTGACCATATTGCTGCTGGTATAGAAAAAGATAAAAAGGTAGTAGCAAAAAAAGAAGAAGATAAATCTGAGCTCGATAAAGCTTTTGTTAACGCAGAAGAAAGAGTTCTTGATCCTACGTTAGTAGATAAATCCCTAATTGATAGAATGCCAAGTCCTAGTGGATGGCGCATGCTTATTCTTCCTTACAGGGGAAGAGGCGTTTCTAAAGGTGGGATTGTATTAACAAAAGAATCTGTAGACAGAGAGGCTTTGGCCTCAGTAGTGGCTTATGTTATTAAGATGGGTCCTATGTGCTACAAAGACAAAGACAAGTTTGGAGATACACCCTGGTGCGAAGAAAGACAATGGGTGCTAATTGGTAGGTATGCTGGAGCTCGCTTTAAGTTAGGCGATGATGCAGAATGCCGTATTATTAACGACGACGAAGTCATCGCTACGATCGCAGATCCAGATGATATCGTCACGCTGTAAACGTGAGGAGGACTCATGCTAGAAGAAGAAAATAATCAAGCTCCTGAAGAGGAGATTGAAGAAGGTGAGATTGTAGAACTTGATGTTCCAGAAGAGGACAAAGAGGCGCAATCAGCTATAGAAGATGTTTCTGAAGAAGAAACAGTAAAAGATGAAACGCAAGACGAATTAGAGAATTACTCAAAAGGTGTTCAAAAACGTATTGCGGGTTTAACTAAAAAAATGCGTGAGCAAGAGCGTGCCGCTCAGTCTGCTTACGAGTATGCAAAAAACTTACAAGTTGAAAATGAAAGTTTAAAAACTAGCACTTCTCAACTAAATCAAAGCTATTACGGCGAAGCTGAAAACAGATTAAAATCTCAAAGAGCTCAAGCCAATACTGTTTTGAAATCAGCTTATCAAGATCAAGACTGGGACAAGGTAACCAAAGCCCAAGAAATTCTTGACAAGATTACTGTTGAAGAAAGTAAGTTGGCAACTAATAGAATGCAAATTCAAAGAGAGCCCGTTTATCAAAACGTTCCTCAACAACAACAACAACCGATTCAAGCGCCTGCCCCTCAAGCAGACCCAGAAGCTGAGGGTTGGGCAGAAAAAAACGAGTGGTTTGGTCAAGACGAAATAATGACTTTAGCCGCTTTTAACATCCATCAAAAATTAATTGAAGAAGAAGGGTTTGATCCTTCGGACACAATGTACTATGATGAAATAGATAAACGTATTAGAGTTGAGTTTCCACATAAATTCAGCGATGGTGGGGCAGTCAAGTCCAAGGCAAAAATGCAACAAACTGTTGCACCTGCTGGAAGATCTGAAGGCTCTGGAAAAAAACGACAAGTCAGGCTCACCAAAAGTGAAGTCGAAATGGCCCGTCGTTTAAATGTACCAGTACAAGAATACGCAAAGCATATTAAAAGGTAACAAATATGACTGAAGAAAAACAAAAGAATAACAGAGCTCCTCGCTCTGCGGATAATCGAGCATCCTCAAACGCTCGCAAACCATGGCGTCCCCCATCTATGTTGGAGACACCACCTGCCCCTGAAGGTTTTACCTACAGGTGGATAAGAGCTGAAATTGTCGGTCAGGATGATAAGAAGAATGTAATGTCTAGATTGCGTGAAGGTTTCGACCTTGTTCGCGTCGAAGAGATTGGAGACTTTGAACTTCCTTCGATTGATAATGGAAAGCATGCGGGTGTAGTTTCTGTGGGTGGTTTGCTTTTGGCTAAGATTCCAAATGAAACACGTGACGAGAGAAACGCCTATTTCAGCGAACGTGCACAATCGCAACAAGACGCGATTGACAATGATCTAATGAAGGAATCAGATCCAAGTTCTCCGATGTTAAAACCTCAGAGAACATCAAGCGTAACTTTTGGCGGTGGTAAGAGAAGTTAATTCTTTTACTGCTTAAATTATTTTTTAAATTAAAGGTATAAGAATGGCAAATACAAATGCACCTTTCGGTTTAAAACCAATTGGAAAATTGGGCTCAGGTTATAATTCTACAGGAACAACTGAGTACGATATTCTAACTGGTACAACTGGAACAATCTATACAGGCGACCCAGTAAAAATGGTCAGCACAGGCGGCATAGCCGTAGCAGCTGCTGGCGATCTTTTACTAGGAGTCTTTCAAGGATGTCAGTTTACTGATTCAAGCGGAGATAAAATTTTCTCTCCTGTTTGGACAACATTGACAGCAACCAGCGACTGCAAAGCAGCCGTTGTCGACGACCCAGACGTTTTGTTTGAAGTCCAATCAGCCGCTACAGGCAGTCTTACCCAAACCGAAGTCGGTTTGAATGGTGATATTGTTTATGCAGCTGGTAGTGACATCACAGGAATGTCAAGTGTAAAACTAAGTGGCACTATGGCTACTGGAACTGCACAACTAAGAATTATGGGATACACAAAAGATCCTTCAAATAATGCCTTAGGAACTGGGTCCCTTTCAACCAATGCTAATATGATCGTCAGAATAGACGAGCATTTTAACAGAACCGCAGCAGGAGTTTAATCATGGCTATTAATAGAGCTCAATTAGCGAAAGAATTAGAACCAGGATTAAATGCCCTTTTCGGCATGGAATACGACCGTTATGATTCTGAGCATGAAGAAAT